ATGCCTGATTGTCCTTCATGTTTTGGATTCGTGCCAGCTTCATGGCATCTTTTAAATCAAGCCTGAGTTGCTCGCATGCTTGCTGCTGTGCAACAAGTGCAGCGTAGCACTCATGCGCAAACTTGACCAAGGTCTCTTTCTGCCACCGCTCAAAGTTCGGCGGGTCGATGTTTTGCTTCATTTTTTGTTGCTCATGTTGGGTGTAACAAGATCATGCCATTTTCTATGGCAAGCGCGGCAAAGGTAAGACTTGGGCCAACTGTCTGCATCTGGGAATAAATACTGCGGTGCCCAGTGATGCAATTCACCTTCATTCGCATCACACACTTCACAGTTAATTTCAATTTGTTTTTTTTCAATATATTTTGCGGTTCTTGTTTTTACATATTCAAGAGGCCCATTTTTCATCGCGTATTCTTGCGCGATTTTTTTCTTTATATATTTTGCAAACACTTCACCGCAGTCTGCGCAATACAAAGGATAAACAGTTGCACCGGATGCAATGTTCGTAATTCCAATTTTTAGGTCTTCAGATTCACACTTCAAGCACTTATCCACAGGCTTCTCCTTCTAGGTCAAAAAAACGCACATCGTTGCTGGGACAACGGACACATACCTAAAGGTATATGTCCTGTCCTGTCCCAGGCTTTCTCGTCTTTGTCGCTGGGACAAAAGTCCCAGTTGTCCCATCCTTGTCCCAATTGTCCCAGTCACTTTTGCGACCTACTTAGCATCATTGAGCTTGCTGTAACGTTGTCTGAAACAATCCATCCATACATATGCGCTTTAATAATTTCAGCATTCAAAAGGTTATAAATTAATCTCCCCTGTTTGCTTGCTTGCGCATATGTTTTTGCGGTTGCCTCGGATAATCCTTCGCTACTAATAAGGTATTCAATCAACGCGCTTCTTGAAAGAAATGGACTTCCATCATTATTTTCCGCGCCAGACGCCCACCAGGCGTTTGTAAATTTCCGAATGTCTTTAGAATTTTCAGATTCCTTTTTTAATTTCGGTTCAGGCACATCGGTTTCAATCTGAAAGACTGCACCTTTAATTGATTCTCCATCTTCGTCGAACCATCCTAGATCGACCGATTCAAGCCTGCCAAAGAACGGCTTGGGTTCTTCGGTGTCTTTCATCTTGGTGCAGACGACTTCAATCAGGCCATCTTTTTTGGAGACCAAGATTTGGGAGTCCATCGAGGCTTTCCAGGCGCTTGAGCCACGGGCGCGGTTCTTAGCTTCGATTGCGTTGCCAGTGTGATGGACAAGCACCATGCCGGAGTTAAGGGCTCGGCCAACGATCTGGACTGCGTTGAGCATGTTGCGGGTGTCCTTGGCGTCGTTCTCGTTGCCTGACATATGGTTGTTCACGGTGTCAATGGTGATCTGCACTGCATCCTCGGTGGTCAGCTCGCGCACGGCTTTGATGATCTGTGCCGATGCTGCCGGGCTGTCCATGTCGATCGCCTTGTTGGAGATTAGAAGGTTGTCCAGCCGGTCGATGTTGTGAGCCTTGCACCAGGATGCAACGCGCTGGCGGATGCCATAGTTACCTTCGCCTGCCATGTAGACCGAAATTCCCTTCTTGGTGCGATGGCCATGCCAGTCCAGGCCTGCGGCAATGTGACAGGCAACGTCGAGGGCTAAAAAGGTTTTTCCGCCGCCTGATTCGCCATAGATCATGGTCACACCAAGGTCAGGCACCCAGTTTTTGACAATCCACTTGAGGGGAGCGGGCTGCCCAAGATAGGACGTTGCCCTGGTGAAAAAGTATTCTTGGGTCTCTGCCTGAGCTGCTGCAAGAATAAAATCTGCGGCCTCTGAGCCAACGCTGGTAGATGCTGCCAAGTCGCTGTCTGGTTCGTACCTGGCTACGCTTTTGACGATCTGAGCCAGTTCGGACGATGGCAGGGGGATTTCGCAGCGTGTCTCGTTGGCAATGGACAGTGCTGCCATGATCTCGGCCTCTGTCATGCCGTAGCGCCGCATTGCTCCGCCCAAGGCTGTTAGGCCATTGTTTCGGCTGCCTTGAATAAGTCCGCCGCCGGTAGTGGCCTGCTGCCGCTCCGCTGGCTTGCGCATTGCGCTGTACGCATTCATCCACGTCTGTGGCACTTTGAATGGCGCTACGCCGTCGAATGGATCGCTGGAGGCTTCCCACTCGTAGCTACGACCTTCGATGGTGCTGGGGAATGCAACAAAGTAACGGCCATCGGCCAGCAGGTCAACGCCTTCGGTGAGCTTGCAAGACCTGATTTCTGGGGTGTAGTCGGCGATGTGATGGAAGCCGCCGCCTGCGGTCATTTGCATTGCACCGTCTGGCACTTTCCCGTGATTTTCAGTCCAGACTGCCCATGAGTTGTCGCCGCCATTGCGCGGGTCAATGTCAAAGACGATGATGCCTGAACGCTCGCCTGCGGCAATGCCAATATTGAAGTCTGGGTTCTGCGTCCACCAGCGGGTGATTTGCTCGGCGTCTGTCGTGGCGTCTTTTACGCCGTGCTGAGTGGCCGGAACTTTGCCGTTTGGCACCACTGGGATGATGTGCCAGCCCCATGAGGCATAGGTTAGTGCTGCCTCAGCTTTGGTCGTCATTAGGGTCTGCCTTTAGTGCGCCTTCAGTCCTTACTTCCAGCTCGTATTGCCTGGCTAAAGGTGGGTATTCACCCCACTGATAGATCACTTGGGGCCATACGCCCAGGACGTCGGCAAGCTGCTTTTTGCCTCCGTAAAATTTGACCGCTTCTTCTGTTTTCATCTTTTTTTCACCTTTTTTAAAGTTGCGTTGTAATTGTAGCTTGAAAAGCTGCTAAGATTCAGCCATGCACCGAACTGATTTCCAGACGGGTGCTAAAAAAGGAGAGCCAGATGGCTATCAATTTGAAGACGACGGGCGGTCTTACCGCCAATGGAGTGAAGCTGCTTGTGTACGGCGCAGCGGGTGCGGGCAAGACTACCTTGGTCAAGACCTTGCCTAATGTGATCGTGCTTTCGGCTGAGGGTGGTTTGCTGTCCATTCAGGACGCTGACCTACCTTACATCGAAATTACAAGCATGGACGATCTGCGCGAGGCGTTTAGCTGGTGCAAGGATTCCAAGGAGGCCGCAGGCTTTGAGTCGGTGGCGTTGGACAGCATCTCGGAAGTGGCCGAGGTTGTGCTGCACCACGAAATGAAGAAGTCCAAGGATGGCCGGGCCGCGTATGGCGAAATGAACTCGACCATGCAGGAGCTGATTCGCGCCTTCCGCGATCTGCCGGGCAAGCATGTATTCATGAGCGCCAAGCTGGAAAAGTCCACCGACGAAATGGGCAAGATGCTTTACAACCCTGGGATGCCGGGCAAGAGCCTGACGCAAGGCTTGCCCTACTTCTTTGATGAAGTGCTGGCCTTGCGGGTTGAGCGCGACGCTGAAGGTGTGACGCAGCGCGCCCTCATGTGTGATTCGGATGGCCTGTGGCTGGCCAAAGACCGCAGCGGAAAGCTAGGCGCATGGGAATCCCCCGACCTGGGTGCCATCATCACAAAAATCGGAGAGCGGGCATGAGCAACAAAAACACAGGTGGGACAGCCTTTCCTGTCCAAAGTATTTACATCGAAGATGTAGAAACAAACTCTCGCGGGATGAGCTTGCGCGACTACTTTGCGGCCAAGGCAATGAATGCAATGTTGTCAAGCCCAAATTGCCCACTTCAAGTTAGAGAATCTGAACTTGCCGCACAGGCATATTTAACAGCTGACGCTATGTTGAAAGTGAGGACGGCATGATGCACGCCGACCTTAAATTACTGTCTGCATTTTGGATGCAGTACAAGGCAGACGAGGAGAAAGCCCAGACTGAGCGCCGCAAGATCGAAGATCAGATGGTCAAGCTGTTGGCCATTCCGGAAAACTTTGAGAGCACCGAGACCGCCGAGCCGGAAGGCTTTGTGGTCAAAATCTCTGGCCGTATCGACCGCAAGGTCGATGGCGACAAGGTGCAGGAGCTGGCCGCTGAGTTTGGTCTGGGTGAACACCTGGCCAAGCTGTTCCGCTGGAAACCTGAAATAAACATGACGGCATGGAAAGCTGCCGACGCAACGATCACCGGGCCTCTGGCCGGTGCTATTACGGCCAAGCCTGGCCGCCCTTCTTTCAAAATCACTATCAAGGATTAATCATGGCTTTTCTCAACGAAGAATTTAACGTCAACGAACTGCCCCAGGGCAATGGCAATTTTGAACCCCTGCCTGCGGGCTGGTACACCGTGACGATTTCGCAAGCCGAATTGAAGCCCACGAAGGCCGGTAATGGCCAGTACATCAAACTGCGCTACGACGTGACCGGCCCGAGCCACCAAGGCCGCGTCGTGTTTGGAAACCTGAACATCAAGAACGCAAACCCCAAGGCCGAGGAGATTGGCCGTCAGCAGTTGGGCGACATCATGCGAGCGATTGGCCTGGCCAAGGTGACGGACACCGACCAGCTCATCGGTGGTCAGATCGCCATCAAGCTGGAAGTTAAAGAAGATGCGCAGTACGGTTCCAGCAACGAGGTCAAGGCCTTTAAATCGGTCTCTGGAAGCGTTGCGCCTACTGCGGGTGTACCACCTTTCG